GTACTGCAACCAGTTCATGATGAGCGGCGTCTTGTCGTTGACACCAACGTTCAGACCACCATCAGAGTAGTTGAGGTGGTTGCGCGTCTGAAGGAGCCCAACAGACTCAAGAAGAGTGCACACCGTCATGCGGATCATGAGGTGGGTGTGGCCCTCCAAGATCAGCTGGTCGAGGCTGTAGCCCGTGAAGTGGGGGGTGCTGTTGAAGTCGCTGACGGCGTCCAAAGCCGCCCACGCAATCATGCGGTCGGTGCTTTCCTGTCCCTCCATGAGGCGGTTCAGCATCGCGTGGTCGCGCGTGAACTCCCTCACCTGCTGGATGAAGGACTGCATGAGCGGAGAGAAACCCTGGACGCCTTGCAGAGACATCAGCGGCCCTTCTTCTTGTCCTTCTTGGTCTCACGCGTCTCAGGCGGGGGCTCCTCCTTCAACGCTTCGGAGTCGACTGCCTCCTTCTCGAGCTCGGCCATGATGACCTTGTCTTCCTCGGACATGCCCTCATCAGGCGGGGACTCCTCCTCGAACTCATCATCCTCCGAGGCCTCCTCGTCCTGGAACAGGGCCGGCTTGGGCGAGGCGCCGGGAGGCGGGCTGCCTTCTAGGCCGGCAGTCGGCAAATCACCACCGACCTTGAAGTCGGGGATATTGCCCGCGCCGGGGTCGGCAAGCAGCTGCGGGGTAGGAGGGGACACCGGCAGCGAGGAAATGACCTCCAGCGTGGTGAGGTCGACGAGGCGACGTACTGCATCGGTGACCTTCACAGCGCCACGCTCCTCGAGCTTGAGCAGCTCAGCGTGCATGCGACGCAGCGCGGTTTCCGTCACGATGGCGTACCGACCGCGGGGGATGCGCACGTTTCCACCTGCAAGCAGGAGGTTCATGCGGTCCTTCCCGGCCGCCTTGGTGCGCTTCAGCTTCGTCTGAACGCGCCGCATGGTGTTGTGGATCATGAAGCGCCGCTCGGGGGGTGGCGTTCGCGTGGTCTTCTCGAAGGTCTCTTCGCTCATGTCGTTCTCCAGTTTAGGTGTTCAACCACCTGTAAGGGGAGTGGATGCTAGGAAAAGAGCGCGAGCACTCTCTTCTTCTCCCAAAGAAAGAGGGCGAGCCAGTTGCCCAGCTCGCCCTCTCCTCATCTGCAGCTCGATGACGTTCCCCCGAAGGGGCGCTACTAGAACTGCGTGACCTTCGGGAACTTGAGGCCCGACTCGACCCTGTTGTTCACCGCGCCCAGATCGTCCTCGCTCTTCGGGATGAAGTTGGTGAGGAGGCTCTGCGCATTCGTCGTCGGGTTCGCATCGGCCGAGTACAGCTCGAGCTTGCGGACTGCGGCGATGTTGATCACGCCCATGCCGATGTCTTCCCAGGCCTGGAACGTGATGCGGTTCGCGATCTTGTCGATGTAGAACTTGGTGTTGTTGAGCACCAAGAACTTGCCGAAGAACTGCGGCGCCGTGAAGAAGTACACGTTGCCCGGACGAAGGATGTCCGTCTTGATCGTGCGGATGTACGCGCGACCGAGCAGCGTGTTGTACTTGTAGCCGTCGACCGTAGTCTCCGACTGGATCTTGTCGCCGTTGTCCTCGACGGTCCACGTGAGGATGTCGTCCCAGTCGACCTCCGTCATGAGGACCCGATCGCAACGCAGGCGGTTGCCATCCAGCATCTTGAAGCCCGACACAACGTCGTTCCGCTGAAGCGGACGGACCGTCGCGTCGTTCGCGCCTGCGTTGCGCGCGAGCTCACCCTTGCGGACAGAGAACTCGACAACGCTGCCAGCGTCGACCGTGCTCCAGCTGAGCGCCGTTGCAGAACCGGCGTTCGCCTCCACCTGAAGCGCCTGTACGGCCGCCTCGATGTGGAGAAGGAACTCGCGGTCCTCGATCTCCCCGATGTCCTTCACCGAGTTCTCCTCGAGAATCTTGGTGATGGGCATGTCGTAGGCGAGGAGCTCCTGCTCCGTCTTCTGGAACATCTCCGAGGAGATGGTGAAGAAGGCGATCTCGGCGCGGTCGCCGCGGATGAAGCGCGCCGTGGGCTGGCCACGGAACGTGATCGCCATCGCACGGCTCTGGGGCTCGATCTCGACGATCTTCACGAGCGTGTCGTGGTTCATCGAGCGCTGGCAGTCCTGCCGGGTGACTTGCTCCGGCGGAAGGATCTTCCGCACGAAGCTCACCTCACGCAGCTTGTCGCGGATGTACGAACCCGCGTACTGCGCGACCTTCTCCTGGCCTTCACGCGTGCTGATCTTGGTGTTGAACATGTCGTTCAACTGTCGGGGCGAATATCCCTGAGACATCTTCTCTGCTCCTTCCTTCGTGCTCTGAGGGGTTTCGCCCCTATCAGTAGAGATTGCCGCCGCGAACGCGCAGGCGCCCGCCGTTCAGCGACGGGATCTTCGACACGTACCCGACGATCGGAGACGTGTCACCAGAGCCGCCGTGACCGACGAGGCCGGTGTAGTTGCGCGAACCCTGCGGACCGTTGGCGATGGTGATCGTCGCGACCTTCAGCGGCTGCATGAAGGCGGTGATGGCCGCACCGGACCCGACCACGACAGTCGAGTTGAAGATGCGGGTGTTGAACTCCCACTGACCGAGCCAGAGGAGCAGCGCCTTCCACTCCCCCATGGCGCGGACGTCGGTGCGGCCGCGCTCCATCCACAACGGAAAGCTGCGGACAGTTGCCTCGTTGCCGACGGAGCCGATGGTCGAAGCGCGGACGGCCTTGCCGTTCGTGTCCTCCACCATCCACTCACCATCGAACAAGCAGACCGCGTTGTTCGGATCGGCGAGGTTGGGGTCGGCCAGGACGACATCGCGCGTGATGACCTGGATCGCGTCCCGAACCGGCTCGAAGTTGCCCTGACGGTTGACGGTGCTCATGCTCTGTTCCTCCTACCTTTCGAGTTCGTTCTGTCGGATTATCCGACGTCTCCGACGATGAACCGCTCGAGATCAGAGTTGCCTCCGCGAGCCTCGTCGTGGTTGATGCTGCCGATGTGGGTGCCCATGTTGGGCGCCGCCATCTTCACCGCCTCCTTGATGACCGGAAGCTTCCCGGCCGACGCTTCCTTCTCGATCTCGAGGACGAGCTCGTCGTAGGCGAGGTCGGTGTTGAGGCCCTTTTGATGCATCTCGGAGGCGAGCTTCTCTGCCTCGAGGCGCTGCTGAACGGCTGCGAGCTTGGCCTCCGCCGCCTCGGCGCGTGCAGTAGCGGCATCCCGCTCGCTCGCGAGCTTCAGCATGGTGGCCCCCGCAGTGCGGAGGACAGTGGCGGTCTTCTCGTGATTCGACCCGTTCATGATCAGGCACCTCCGGGGGCGGCCTTGAACCCGCTCTGCCCCGAGGGGGTAGAGAGGTCGTAGCCGCCGGGCATGTTCGACTTCTTCTCCTTGCCCTTCACCTGCATCTCCGCGAGCTTCTGCAGGTAGGCACTCGCCGCGGCCGACTGCGTAAGCGTCGGCTCCGCGGAGGCGATCTTCGAGCCAGCCCTACTCGACGCATCGAACGCCTCTTGAAGAACGCGGTCGGTCGACGACGAAAGAGCAGGCTCAGTGAGGATCATGCTGAGGTCCGACTTCGGATCGGCCTTCGCCTCGCCCTTCGTGTAGTTGATGGCCGCCTCGTTGGAGGCGATCATCCGCTTCTGGCTGGTGACGTCGCTGGGCTCACTCGGCACGCCCTCTCCGGAGGCTGTACCGGACGGAGGAGCAGCCGGACCAGCGGAGATGTGCGCGGGGTTGATGGCATCCTCCGCGAGCTTCGCCACCGTCGCCTTGAACTCGTCGTACATGCGATCGAGGATCGGGCCCGTGGTCGAAGCGAGCTTGGCGATCACAGCGAGGTTCTTTTCCTCGAGGGCGGGCCCCGCTGATGCTTCCTTGAGCCTGGAGAGAACAGCGAGGTTCCTCTCTTCGAGCTCCGCCGCCTCGGCCTTCTTCTCACTCATGTTGGCCGGCTTGCCGTGAGCGACGGTCGAGCTCATGTTCGTAGCCAGGCCAGTCGCCGGGTCCTTTGCGACACCCGAGCTCGACGAGGCCGGTGCGTCCGGCTGGTGACGGGCCTTGCCCATACCACCGGGGCCCGGAAGCGCACTCGGCGTCGGGGACGATGAGACGTGCAACGCGTTCGGGCCCGAACCGGGACCGAGACCAGCGAGCTTCATCTGCTCGTCGGCGAGGTGGTCGAGGGCTCCCGCGAGCTTCTCGACGAAGTCCGTCGGAACAACCTCATGCGCCTGCGCAGAAGCCGTCTTCTGCATCGTGGTGGGCGCGCCCATGCTCTCAAGCTGGCGCTGCGCCTCGGCCGCGATGTCGATCTTGGCGATGGTTCCGTCCATGGCCTCCTTGACGAAGTCGTGGAGGTTCGGTCGACGCATCATCGTATCCATGCTTCCAATCTCCCGTTGCTGAGCAACTTTCGTCGGCAAGAACTCCAACCCTCGCGGTGACAGCGCCTTTTGTTGAGAGGCGCCGGCATCCGGTACAGGGGGCGCGCCAGTGTTGACGCGCGAGTACGTAGTGCGGGGTGCGAGACCAACAGGTCCGCGCTGCCCGGGGGCTGGCTTGTTCGAAACCGCGGGCGGAGGGACAGGCTGAGCGGAAGCAGCAGAAAGCACCGGGTCAGGCGTGCCCGATCCGACTGCTGTTGCTTGCTTCTTCCGCTCCATTTCATTGCCCGTCCTTCATGTCCGCGATCAGCCGCCGAAGACCTTCGTCCAGTCGACCTGCATGCCGATCTTCTCGAGGTACTCGTACCCTCGAGCGACCAGCGCGTTCTGCGTCGAGTCACCGCCAAGCGTGACCGCATGGGCGACCTTCTCGCTCTCGCCACTGAGCAGGCTGAGGTTCCGGACGGAGTCACAGAGGACCCGGACGTGGTCACCGTCGAAACCAGCGTCGCTCGCCATCTTCACAGCGTGCTCGATCGCACAGGATTCGAAAGCCGCGGCGGCCTTCTCCTTCTCGTCGCACTCCTCTTCCTTCTTGCCCTTGGCGGGCGGCGACGGAGCTTCCTTCTCCTCATCCTTCGCCTTCATGAACTGCGGAGGCATCTGACCAGCGTTCTTTTCCGAGGCGATCTTGTCGATCTCATCGAAGAGCGCACGGGCCATCACGCGACCCATCATGTCGGCCGAAGCGACCTTCTCGGCCAGCTCCTTGCGCTCCGCCACGTAGCGCTCAGCCGCAGCGCGCTTCTCCGCCTCCACGTCGACTTCGGGTGCCATAGAAGCCTCAGCCGCCTGCTCCGCCTGAACCGGCGCCGCAGTCTTGTTCATGAGGCGATCGTAGAGCTCCATGGTCTGCTCCGGCGTGAACTGCGTGAGGTCGACACCACCCTTGGCGGCGAGCTTCGCGAAGAGCTCACCGTGCGCGAGCTTCTGAACGCCTTCGGTCGCCTGGGGCTGGGCCTGGTTCCCGTACATCTGAGCGAGGTAGTCGGACATCGTGGTCATGAGAGATTCTCCTGGTCGCGAATTGGGCGGGCCTTACATCCACGTGTTCCGCGAGGGTGTGTCCCTCTGCACGCTGGCACCGATGATGGAGGAAGCCGACAACTCAGACGCACTGGTCAGCTCGTCTTTGAAGGCGGTGGCGATGTAGTGGACAGAGAGCGGGGGGAGGACTTCGTCTGCCGAAGCAGACGCAAGCTTACAGAGCTCTGTTTGAGAGCCTGCCGCTTGCTTGATCAGATCCTGGGTGTTCCTCACGAAGTCTTCCACGCCTCGCCTGTATCCGTTGTACGCAGCACCCATATTACGGAGCAGGTCATCAGAAAGGGAAGAAGCCTTCTCCGTCTCAACAGGTGGAGCACCCGCAATGATGACCAAGCGGTGCTGGATAATCGGGCCAAGGGCGGAGCGTGACTCCATCGCTGGAAGAAGCTTACGCGCGAGCGCCGGCATGAAATCCTTCACACTCAAGTCGGCAGGAAGCTCTTCACACACCGAGGGAAATAGAATGTTCCTGCGCTCGAGGGCGCTCGCGAGGTCGACCTTACCCATCTTTGACAAGACGAGGTTCAGGAACTCACGCGGCTTCAAAATGATGCCCATACCGGCCGTCGTAGAGAGGGCACTACCGAGAGGAACAGAGGAGAGTGCGCCCATCACAGAGCTAGAAAGACGAGGCTCGCTCCTCGCAAGGAGCGGCACCGCCTTACTCGGCGGAAGGTTGGGACTTACCTGCTTGTCGATCTCCCCGCTTTTACCAAGTGCTGCAGTCTTGAAGGCAGCCTCGACGACGTGTGCAGCGATAGACGCCGTCTTCTCCGCGCCTTCCTGCGCGTAGCCAAGCTTCTCTGCTTCTGCACTCGAAGAGAGGGAAAAGTTCTGCGAGATGAAGACCATCACTTTTGCAGTACGGTCAGCACCAATGAAGACGTAGCTGATGTCAAAGAAGCGGGGGTAATCGTTATAGACGAACACCTTCCGGCCATCCGGGAGGATCTTGTTCATCTGCTCGAGGCAGTACCGTGAGTAGTCCGCCCGCGTGATGGCGAGACCGCGAATGCCAGCCCCACCCTTCTCCTTCAGCTTCTTGTGAAACTCGAGCGCTGCCATGCCCGGATGCTTGTGCCGAGACGGATCGAACGTGGATAGCGCCTCTTGGTACAGCTTCTTGTCGAGTGTGATCGAACAGGTATCGTAAGGAACACGGCTGCCCATCGACACGTCCGGGAACTGCCCTTCCTTCAGGCGATCCCAGATGCTCATACCGCCGAATTTTACGCACTTGTCGTGGTCGATGCGGGTGACGAGCTCGACGCGCTTCATCCTGTCGTTCCACGCCGCGAGCTCGACTTCGCCGTAAGCACGGCTCGAATCCTTATTCTTGTGGTGGGCGTAGGGATGGGCGTCGTAGAAGGTCGGGAAACCATACGCCCACGTCTTTCCGTGGCGACGGTCGAGCAGCGGTACGCCCTTCCAGTCGTTGGGCTTGTGGATGAGGGCAGCCTCGGGAAAGTGATCCCCGTTGATGTTGCTGCCAAAGTACTCGCCGGCGCCAAGTGCGTTCACGAGTACGTACTGCGAGCCGTTCTTCGGCTTCAAGGTCGCGATGTACTTCGTGACCTCAGACAGTAATGACGCCGAAGCTGTCTTCTCGAAGAAGGAGTCAGCAGGTCCGAATAGGGGGACAGCAGCCCGCCCAAACTCCGTCTCTGAGAGGAACGTGCTGACCTTGATCATCAGATGCTGTGAGCGAACTGAAACGGACCCAGCTTGGTACCCAGCATGACGGAGTGCTGCGGCGCGTTCGGCTGCTTAATGCCTTCGGTCAAGGCACGCATGCGAGAGGACGCATCAGCATCTGGGCTCATCATGCGCTCGAGAAGAGCACCAGCGACCATGGGGTCACCGGCGTAGACCGGGTTCAAACGACGCAGTGAGTTGTACGCTGCGTTGAATACCATCGGGTTCTCCTGCTGCGCCTGAGCAAGGCCCGGATTCAGCTGGACCATCTCTTTGAACACCCGACGTGACTCGATGGAATCCCAGATCTTCTTGGCTGCAGGTACAGCTGCGAGTGCGAGTGCGCCAGCAGCAGCTCCTGCGACGCCCTTTGCAGCCTCGACACCCATGGTCGCGGGATTCACCGCGCTACGTGCACCTTGCCAGAAAGATCGTGCAGCGTTGCCGAAGCCACCCATACCAGGGAGGTTGAACTGCGTAGCCTGCTTCTGCATATGTGGGTGAGTGAGCACTTCATCGATCGGGTTCATGTTCATCTCCATCACATCGGCCACATGCCCTGCTGCAGCCCGATCTCGCGCGCGTAGTTCTCACGCGTACCCGGGATGTGCGACTTCACGAAGCGAACCGGGATCTGTCCAGGACCGTACTTAAAGCCCCGGTCGTAGAGCTCCTTCGCTCCGATGGCGGCGGCGGCATGCGGCGCATACTGTACTGCGCTGCCTACGGCCTTACCCAGCGCACCGCCTGCCTGGGGACCGAGCAGGGCGCCGCCGATCTCGGTCGCCTTCGCCTCAACGTGCGGGGCGGCACTACGCGCAAGCTGAGTGGCGCCCCTCCAAGCTTTTGGGACAAGACCGATCGCACCGGCGGTGCCCGCCAGCGCTGAAGAAGCACGCTTCTCGAAGTGCGAGATTCGACTGAAGGCCTCGTTCACCTCAACAAGCGCCGCGCGGGTGTGCGCAAGCTTCTCGAGACGATCGGCGAAGGCCGCGAAGGTCTGCACAAGTGGGTGCCGCTCGTTGACCACCGCCGAAGCCGTCTTCCGAAGAGAGGCTCCAATCTCCTCAAGGGGCATGACGCCCTGCTCGTTGAGTCTCGGACCGATGTGGGAGAACGCCGCCTTCACCAGGCCTGCAGCAGGGTCGAGCGAAGCCCATGCCTGTACGACATGGCCCAGCGGTACGCCAGCCATCGCGGCTTGCTTCACCTGCTCGTACAGGTCTTCGAGCACGCCGTGGAACTCGGTCTCGAGGAAGGAGAGGTCGCTCGTGAGTGCGTCACGCGCAGAGGCGAGCTTCTCTCGCGCCACGATCGTGTCCTGCATCGGCTCGACAAATGGCAGCGACTCGCCCTTAGCGACTTTGAACATCGCCTCGAATGCGGCCTCAAGTGGATCCGTTTCTGCCGAGGCGGTCTTCTCCATCGACGTGAGAGCTGCCGCGGTCTTGGAGAACTTTGGCTCCTTGGAGTAATCGGACGAACCACGGTCGAAAACCGTGCCACCGCCTCCGTCGTTCAGATCCTGAAGAACCTCTGACGGACTCGCCGGGCCGCCAGGGAAGTCGATGAACTTGTGTGTGGAGCCCTCCTTCTGAAACTCCTGTCGATACGCGTTCTGGTTTGTGAACTCGACGACACGAAGTACCTGCTCGGGAGAGAGCCCAGCGCGCTTCACCGTCTCAACGACGGCTTCCGTGAGCGTGGGATGGGCACCAGAGAGAAAGCAGGAGGCTGCCTGCTTACCCATCACTTCGAGCTCCTCACCGGAGATCGGTCGTGCCTTGGCTTGTTGTAGAGCCGCCTGAGTGGGCAGGTCGTGCATCGGACACCCTTTCGTCTGAACAAAGAAGTACCATCCCGCTCAACGGCATGGGAAGACGCCACCTCTCTGTAAACGAGGCCGCTGAGTTAATCGACGTCACACCGCAGACAGTCCACCGGCTCATCCGCAACGGTATTCTAACGCCAGAGTACGAGCAGGACGGTCGTCGCATACCGCGACCACGCCTGAGGAGAGAGGATGTTGAGGCCTATGCGGAAGCGCGGTCACAGGATGTCTCGCCACACCGCCAGCAACTACTTGTACAACAGGCCATCGCACAGAATCGCTCACTGGAGCGTCGCCTCACTTTCCTCGAGGACGCCATAGGGGCACGGCTTTCGCCCCCAGCACTGGACGAGGAGAGCGTACTCGCAGTCTACGCCGAGGTAGAAGAGGACCTAAGCCTCGTGCCCGTTAGTACCGACCGCATCCTTCGCTGGGCACGCCTCTTCCTAGGAATAGGTGAGGAGTTCTTCGACGTCCTCGAGGCGCTAGTTGAGGACGAGGATTGCTGTTTGGTCTTTCTTGAGCTCGGACAAGTCATTGCCATGAACGTGCCACACGAGCACCTGGACGTTAGCCAAGACCTACGAGTCGCCTACAGCTACCTCGAAGTTGGACGTCGTAACCTCCGAGCTGTCGCCTTCAATCACCTACGAACCAGGCTTGGTGTCCGAAGCGCCATGCGTGCGGTCGGTGAAGTTGATGACGTACACGATGAGGTCTTGAACTTTGCGAACGTCGAAGTAGAATCGACTCGAGCTCGACGTTGAAGCCTCTCCCCCCCCCGAGGCTTTGGGACGTCGAGCTCTTTTACTTACCCCTGCCAGTGCGGGCTGGGCATGTCGACAATCATCTGCCCGTTGGCCTCACGACGCGGGGCAACGATATCGGGCCGCTTACGGCCAGCGATCATCGCAGCGAGAAAGCAGTAGAGCAGCGAGTGGAAGCTATCATCGGTGTTACCAGGTAGGACGTCGTAACGAGTCATCGCCGTCTTGTCGTTGTACTCGCTGAAGATGCTCAACATGTCCTGGCCAAAAGGCTGCATAAAGTCAGCCTCGGCAGGAAAGTCGAAGACGTTCCCTCGCTTGATGGCGTTGAAAATGTCGCTCATGAGCTCAGTACGCGCGACCTTGTACCGGCCGAGCTTTGAGTCCCACTCGACCTTCCTCTTCGCCTTGCCGAGGTACTGGAACTTCATCAGACGGCGTGGGCCGAACTTGCGGACGAGGTGGTCGTTGCGGTCGAAGCCGCCGCCGTAGTCGGCGCCGATGACCTTCACGCGGAAGTAGTCGACGATCTCGCAGATACGCGCGAGCGTGACGGCGGGAATGGTCTCCTCGCCCTCGAACCGGTGCCAGAAGAAGACACGGAACTTCATGTCCACGTACATGCCGAGCGTGATGACGGTAAAGGTGTTCTCGCCAGTATTACCTTGGTACGA